GTGATGCCAAATGCTAACCAAAAACTATATCTAGTCACAGCGTCAATATCTCTATACTTCTCATTCATACCCTTTGCGAGCATTACTAGACCTGTCTCCATAGATGGATCGTTAAGTCTTTTCGAGCCATCAGAGTATTCATGGATAGTTCTATAGAAATCTTGCCACACTGGTATGCCACCGGTTAGCGAAAGTCCACCTTCACCAACAGCAGCACACCATGACTTGTATATTTTTCGGTTGTCCAACGGTTTAATGGACAGACAATCTTTAGCTATTGCAACTCTTGGGTCTCTCACCATACGATATTGCGAGCCATCAAAAACTGGTTGTGCTTGACAAAAGACAGTCTTTTCTAGAGTATATACTGGTTCCTCAACCGTTAACTTAAATCCGAATTCTTTGAAATGCTGTGGTAAATGATCTAACTTGGTGAGGTCATTTTTCCCAACAAATATAACCCCATCATCTCCATCATCAATGAAGCTATAGTCAATCCCACGCTCCTCCATGTAGGTCCAAACTATGGCACACATGATTAGGACATTACCCATCGCAGTGTTCATATCTCCAGATGTTCGTCGGCCAGGTACTTCATACTTGATATCGTATCCTTGTCCTCGCACAAAACCTTTGTTTTGTAATTGCCACTTGAGAAGGTTCCGTAATTCCGGGGAATTATAGAACATATCATATATTCTGTGTTCAAACTTCAATGCATCCACACTTACGTGCTGATCAAATCTACTCGCGTCAATGCCAACAGCCACACAATCCTTGTGACGTTGCCATTTATCAGCTATGAGTTTACCGCGGTCTAAGGCATTAAGCCCTTTAGCCACTGTTTGTTGATCAAATATGAAGTCTATAATCTTATATAATCTCTTCTCAATAGGTCTAAGGTATCTTCCAACGGCAGCATTATAGCGTGGTGATCTCGGTTGTATCACACGCGGCACTGGATCCTTCTTAGCAGTAAAGTTGTATTTCTCAACTTTCATAAAGGAACTCAAATATGAGTCTTTCCTAACAACCGGTCGAATTCCTAATGATTCTACGGCATTTCTGTAAATCGTTTGCTTACGACCACTATAGGACCCCCAGAATTCATCCAGGGTCATAGGAGTGGTAAATCGGATCCTTGATTTACAAAGATTTTCAAATTTTAATGTTTTGGTAGTCCATGTGTTTGGTTCTGGTAGGTATGGTTCATGGTAAACTCCTTCACTCTTGACAAAGTAAACTCGCTCCAATATCATCCTAAGAGATGCTGTCATTGAATCTTCATAGACTCGAAACTTAACCTCATTGCTCAGCCCCCCAAGCAGATAAGTTTTCCGTCTACGGTATTTTGTTTGGGCCTTACCTGTAATCACCTTCAAGGTGGACGGGATCGGTAGGTCGTCTCCAGGGAGACAATCCTGTCCAGGTGTCGGTTTCGGCCCCCCTCAAGCTCTACCTGGTCTTTCGGCTGGCTTAGATCGTGATCCAAACCAATTGAAAAACCAAGGAGCACTCCTATAATGCCAAGCAGTAGAGTTGTAATCCTGCCGCCTTTCTGTGAAAACCATAGACGCTCGCATCTGTTCTGCCTCTACATCAGATTCAGTGGGTGTCATGGCCATCAATGTGGCTATTGGCAGGATTCTCTGCATGTGATCCTTTCGGACATTATGAGTTTCCATCAGTTGTTGTAAGTACTTACGTACCACTAGTTCCGTTGCTTGTGTGTTAACCAGGATGCCAGGTAGATCCGCTTTGGCACAATTTGCAAGGTAGGAGGCAAATCTCCTCTTTCCAATGATATTGTGCTTGTCGATCATTCCCACGTCCTTGGTTGGCACTTCGTCTATCGAATCGTCTAAGATATCTATGACATCTGAGTATGCATTACGGTCAATCCTATACATATTGTACCAGTTGTGCACTCTGTCATAGACACCAAGATTTAAGATATTGACTCCAGTGATTCCACCTTCATGCTGGTGTCGCTTTTGTCGCTTCACCACCACACGAATAGGGGTAACTAGTTCACTGCTCACACTCCTGTCGGTGTAATCAGGTGTCGTGTTCCTATTTATGACCCCTATCACCTTCTTAAACTCAATACCTCCAGACAAGGTACGCGTTCTATACAGCAATTGAGGTTGTTCCGATTTACCATCTTCATTGGGAGTGGGGGCTCTCTCAATAGGTATTTCAGAATATAGTGATGATTCAACACCACTATTGTAGGTCTCCCTACTGCATTTGCAAGACTCGTTGTGTCTCCCATTGACACAGCCTCCTCTTGGGTATGCTTGTTTTACATATATTCGCTCTTC